AGCATCGGCCGGGTGGACCAGGACTTGCCCGTGCCCGAGGCGCCGCAGACGAGAAGCCGCTCGTCGAACTGGACGTGCACCGGCTCACCGGTCTCGGTGTTGACGCCGATGCTCATGAGGCCGCCCCGGTTGTCCGGCATGACCGACACGTCCCACGGCATGGGGTCGCGGTTGACCTTCGTGTTGTCAAGGAACTTGACTTCCAGCTCGTTGCTGAGGCGGCCGTCCGTGATGACGAACCGGCCGTCGGCGCGCAACGCGCTGCAGACCTTGTCCCATGCGGCGTGTGCCACGTTGCGCGACAGCGCGACGGGCAGGCCGACCGTTGCAACCCACCCGGTGCGGGTGTAGCGCACGTTGCAGCTGTACAGCTCAACCTGGAAGACGTCCCACACCGCGCGTCGCAGCGCAGTCTCTTCCGGCGTCGCGCCCTGCAGCGCGGGCGCAGCGGCCGCCAGGGCGTCGCGCTGCATCTGCTGCAGACGCATCAGCCCGAGGCTGTCGCGGATGGCCGAGGCGGACTTGACCGCGTCACCCTTGGCCATCTCGGTCCGGACCTTCGCCTCGGTCAGAGCGACCTTCGCCTTTGACTCGGCGTGCTTCCGGTTCCAGACGAGCTTGAACCCGAGCGTCGCACCGGCCGAGGCCAGCCACGCCATTACCTCGGTCCAGCCGCCACCGGCCGCCGCAGCGGACCAGGCCGCGCCGCCCACCACACCGGCGAGCATGACCGCCAGCCCCTGGCTGCGCCACTTGTTGTTGAGCCCCAGGACGCCGAGGCCCATGGAAGCGGCGGACACCAGGCCGCCGGTGACGGCCGGGCCGGTGGCGCCCCACTCATGTGCGGCGATGTTGGCGCAGCCGGACACCAGGGTCGGGACGGCCACCGTCCAGTAAACGGTCTTGGCCGAGTGGTGCTTGGCCCACCACGGCAGCTTCTCGCGCTCGGGTTCGTGAATGGCCGACTGGACGCGCTGCGTCTGTTCGACCAGCCGGATCATGGCGTTCACGTCCAGCTCGGGCAGCGGGGTGGCGGGGGCCACCGGCCGGGGCTGCCGGGCGAGGTCGTGAGCGTCTGCGAATTCTGACCAGTCCGGATCGTTCCTCTTGCTCGGGTACGGCTCGAATGCCATGGCTTCCGCCTCGGGTAGCGGTTCCTGTGGTTGCCATTCAACTGTACCCCATACCATGGGGTGGTTGCACCACGCCAGCGGGTCTGATCATGACATGCGTCACGGTAGAGTGGTTCTTGCCTTCCGCTGTTCCGGCACCGCCCCCGTCCACCGTCCCGGCCGGGGGCGCTGCCATGCCGTCCGCCGGTGGTACCCTGGGCCTGTCCGCCCCGGTCCCGGTGGTGCCTGTCGGGTGGTTGCGTGGCTGAGCCCCCGCGAGACCTGACTCTCGCGGGGGCTCAGCTGCATCCGTTCAGACCGCGCTGCGCTCGAACAGGATCTCGAAGGTGTCCGAGGCGACGTAGTTGCCCATCCGCTTACCGTCCGTGGTGTACATGTCCTGCGACCCGTCACCCCGGCTGCGCCAGGAACCGAAGACCACCTGCATGTAGACCGCACCCGAGATGCCTGAGGTCCACACCCGGATCGGTGTGCCCGGCTGCAGGCGGTACGCGGTGGTCAGCTGGCGCCACTCGGCCTTCGGGCCGGTGCGCCGCTCGACCTTGACGACCGACGGCGCCACGATGATGGCCATGTAGTCCAGCTCGGCCATGTTCTTGGCGATTCGGACGGCGCGGGCGACGTCGTCCCGGTCGACCTCGCTGATCTTGCCCTCGGCGAGGCCGTCGACCACGTACTGACGGGACTTGAAGGCGAGGGAAGAGAGGGTGACCCGGTACTGGACGGTGCCGCTCATGGTGTGTTCCTTCGTTGTTGCTTCCTGCTGACAGACCTAACGGTACCTGAGTTCAGGGTGCAATGCAACACCCTGCGAGGAACTGGTCCGGGCTGTCCGGCCGGATACCCTGGTGGTCGACGGAAGGGGGCCCCCGTGGCCGACAACATCGCCGATGACCTGGTGGCCCAGGTGAACCTGGACCGGGCGATCCGCATGCGGCGCGACGGTGCGCACTGGCCCGAGGTCGCGAGCGCGTGTGGGTTCGACAGCCCGGCAGCAGCGCTTCGCGCTGTCGGCAACGCCATGGCAGCGGCCACCATGCGGGCCGAGATGACCGCGGACCAGTACCGCGACGAAGCGAACCTGCGCCTCGCCCACCTGTACGGCGAGTCCGTCAAGATGATCACCGAGGAAACCCCCGCCGTCTACGACCAGGACGGCAACGAGCTGAACGCGGACGACCGCGCGGTCCGGCTGCGCGCCGTGGACGAAGCCCGCCGCCTGGTCGAGTCGATCAACAAGCTGAACGGCGTCGGGGCGCCGAAGGAAGACGACACGGACGCCAGCGGCGGCGGCATCCGCATCATCTTCGAGGACCGGCCGCGTGCGTGACTTCGTCGTCCGGGGCGCAGCCGCGGACCTCATGCGCGACCAGGGCAAGGAAGCGCTGATCGTCGGTGCGGCTGGTACCGGGAAGACAGTTGCAGCACTGATGAAGCTGCACGCGGACGCCAGCCGGGTGCGCGGGCTGCAAGCGTTGATCGTCCGCCAGACGCACGCGTCGCTGACCGCGTCCACCCTGGTCGCCTTCGAACAGTTCGTGGCCAAGGAAGAGCTCGCGTCCGGGAAGGTCAAGTGGTTCGGCGGCTCGGCCAGCAAGCCAGCGGGCTACCGCTACGCCAACGGCAGCATGATCATGCCGGGTGGCATGGACAACCCCGGCAAGGTCCTGTCCATGTCGCTGGACCGGGTGCTGATCGATGAGGCCAACCAGGTCTCGGTGGTCGCCTACGAGACGCTGCTCACCCGTCTGCGCGGCTCGGCCGACACGTACCGCCAGATCGTCTCGGCCTGCAACCCGGACCATCCGAAGCACTGGCTGAAGGAACGGGCCGACTCGCCGGACAACCCGCTGCGGCTCTACACGTCGAAGCACGAGGACAACCCGTATCTCTGCAACAGCGACGGGACGTGGACCGAGTCGGGGCTTGACTATCTGGGGTTCCTGTCCGGGCTGACCGGCGTCCGCAAGATGCGCTACCGCGACGGCCTGTGGGTCGCTGCGGAAGGCATGGTCTACGACACGTGGCGCGACGACGTCAACGTCCTGTCGCGCAGCGAGATGCCGAACCCGGACGACTGCAGGATCATCTGGTCGATCGACTGGGGGTACTCAAACCCCGCCGTCTGGCAGGAATGGCTGGTCGACGGTGACGGCCGCATGTACCTCAACCGCGAGCTGCACCAGACCCAGCAGCTGGTAGAGGACTTCGCCAAGCGGATCAAAGAGCTGACGGGCTACCGGCCGGACGCCATCGTGGCGGACCACGATGCCGAGGACCGGGCCACCTTCACGCGGCATATCGGCATGCCCACCGTGGCCGCCAAGAAGGACGTGTCCCGCGGGGTGCAGATCGTCGCGGCCCGCATGCGCGCGGCGGGCGACGGGCGGCCCCGGCTGTTCGTCTGCCGGGACGCCCTCATGGGGCGGGACCTGGTAGCCGATGCGCAGAAGCGGCCGCGCGGCTTCCTGGGCGAGGTGACCGGCTACGTCTGGGCGATGGAACGCGGGGCCGACGGCATCCCGCGCGAGCACCCCGCGAAGGTCCACGATCACTCGATGGACGCGGCCCGCTATGCGGCCATGTACCTGGATGCCGACCTGCCCGCCCGCACCCACAACCCCGCGGCACAGCGGCAGACGGTGCCCAGCACGTCGTCCCGGTGGGGTCGGCCGGTCGGCCGGTGAAGCGGTAAGCTGGCCGGGCAACCAGCGGCCTGAAAGGTGAGCCATGGAAAAGGTGTTCGAGATCCGGACCGAACCGCACGTCGCGGTGGTCGGCCCGCACCGGTTCGAGTTCGAGCCCGAGGCGGTCGGGGGCGAGTTCCTCGCCGCATACACGAAGCTGCAGGACCTGCAGATCCGTCTGACCGGCAAGAAGGGCACCAGCAGCAAGCCCGGCAAGGCGGCGGAAGAGATCAACGCCGAGACGCTGGCCGAGCTGGAAGGCTCTATGCGCGAGTTCCTCATCGGCTTCATGCTGCCCGAGTCGGCCGCCGCGTTCGTCAGCGTGCGGCTTCCGCAGCGGGTGCTGCTGCAGCTGATCGAGTGGGTCGCCGAGCTGTACGGTGGCGGCTCGGGAAACCCGGACGCCGGTACTGGACCGTCTACCGGCTGACCATGGTCGCGGCCGATAGCTGGGACAGCTGGCTCGGCGAGCTGTCCCTGACCGGCGTCGACCCGCGCGGGTGGGACCTGAACCAGCTGCTCGCCGCATTCGAAGCGACGCTGCGCCGCAACGCGAAGGACGATGCCGAGTGGCGGCGCGTCTCGGCGCAGCTGACGGCCGAGCCGAAGGAAGCCCGCGAGAAGCGGCGCCAGCAGGCCGCCAGCGGGCGCGCGGCCCCGGCCGGTGGTAGCCTGACCGAGGACGCGGCTCAGGCCCTCATGGCCCGCTTCGCAGCCGCGGACGCCATGTACGGGTGAACGACGAAGGGACCCCACCGGATCACCGGTGGGGTCCCTTGGCGCTGCGTCAGCTGCAGTCGGGTACGACGGTCCAGGCGGGATTGCCCAGGTCGCCGTACCCGGCCGCGCGGGCGAGCAGCTTCAGCGCGTCGTCCCACACCTTCGGGACGGCCGCCGTCGGCATGGCCCGCGAGAAGCTGCCGAGGCTCACCTCGCTGTCGACGCCGGGGATGTTGATGCAGAGGAACAGCATGTCGCGGTCGTAGTCGCCCGCGGTCAGGTGACTCAGGCCGAAGCTGTTGGTCAGGTGGCCCAGCTCGCGGATGACCCCGTCCAGCCGCTCGGCCTCGGCCCAGACGTGGCTGTCCGGAAAGCGGTCGGCCGGAACGTGGACGCCGTAGACGAAGTAGGCGCCGTAGCTGAATCCCATGGGGTCACCGCTTCCCTGCGGGCCGCGCGGGGGCGGCGGGCTTCGGCGCTGACGGCGCCTTCTTGGTGTCGACCTTCGGCGCGGGGGCGGCGGGCGCCTTGTAGCCCGGCGCGGTGCGGGCCGACTTCGGCACCTTGCTGTCCGGCACGGCGCTGCCCGTGGGCGAGCCGTAGTGGTAGCGGCCGTCCGCCCCGAGGAACATCACCATCACGGTGCTGTCGTCATCGTCGTCACAGCTGGTGCCGCTGGCGCAGCCGGTGAGCAGGGTGGCGGCCAGGGCCAGCCCCGTCAGTCCGGCGATACTCAGACGCTGCATGGTCTCTTCTCTCATGGTCCCGGTTCGTGTGGTTGCGTTGCCACCAGTGTAGCGCAGCAGGGCCGAGACTTCCACACCGCGGCTAGACTGGGACGGTCCGCTGCGCGCTAGGCCGGGACGCCCACACCACCGGAAGGGGCGACCGTGGCTGATGAGGACCTGGGCGCAGGCTTCGTCACGATCACGCTGGAAGACCGGCCCGCCATCGACGCGGCCGACAAGCTCGCCGAGAAGCTGGCCCGCGCACTGGACCGGGGCGCCCGCATCGCAGGACAGCGGATCGAGCGCGCCATCACCCGTGCGATCCGGCAGGTGTCGCCCGCCACGATCGAGATCGAAGCGGACCTGACCGCGTTCGAGATCGCGCTTCGGAAGATCAAGCTGCCCGGCCCGCTTGAGATCGTTGTCATTCCCAAGGTCAACGCGGCGCAGTGGCGGCGGGACATTATCGCCCAGACCGCGGGCATCCAGATTCCCATCCGCGTGGTGCCGGACGTCAGCGGCTTCGACCGCCGCATCCGCGAGATGCGCAACCCCACCATCCGGGCGGACGTGGACGCCAACGTCAACACCGCCCGGCTGAAGTCCGCGCTCGGCGCCCTGTCGTCCGCCTTCGCCACCACCGGCAAGGCACTGACGGGCCTGCTCGGGTTCGGCGCGCTCGGCATCGCGGCCGCGTCCGCCACCACCAGCATCGTGAACCTGACGGCCGCCCTGGCCCCGGCCGCGGGCATCCTGGCCGCGGGCCCCGCCGTGGTGCTCGGGTTCGCGGCTGCCCTCGGCACG